AATCTGCTCCGCCTTTTCCCCCCAATAGTTCCCGTCGCCGCCGCTTGGCGTCAGCGCCCCGCTCAATGCGCCCGATACGGCGCCCATTTTCAGCGCGTTCCCGCCGATCTTCCCGGCGATCCCGCCCGGAACCGCCATGGACCCGCCGATTTCGCCAATGGTCGAAACGATGGGATGCGCTGCTTTGTCCGGCGCCATCGTAGCATTGAGGTTGTCCACGCCCTTGCGGGCGTCGTCCACCAGCCACTTGCCGGTCTCCGGTGCGCCAACTGCTTCCAGCCCCTTACCAAGCAACTCCTGCCCTGCGAGCACAGTCTTGCCGAAGCCCGCCCCCACGCCCTTGATCCCGGACACGACCATGTTGTCCGGCTTGGCCTTCTTCTCATCTGCAAACGGATCGCCCTCCACGCGGATAAGGCCATCGGCCCGCGGCGCCGCTTTCGTCGCCTCGGCACTTTTCGCGAATGGGTCATAGTCAACGCGGATAAGGCCATCGGCCCGCGGCGCCGGCTCCGCGGCTTCCGCCCGCCCGATCGGATTGACCGCGCTCGCCACGCGCGACAGCAGCGACTTCGGCACATCCTTGGCCGACGGGAAATCGTGCGGCACGATCTTGCCGCCCATGCCCTCAATCTCTGCGGGCTTTTCCCCGGGCGGCTGCGTAATCGCCACGGGGATGGCGTCTATGCCATGCTCCTGCGCCAGCAGCGCCCGGTGCCGGCCGTCCTGCTCCGTCACCTTGCCGGCGTTGATCGCCATCGTGGGGATGGATTCGATCTCGTCGCCGCGGTCCACGGAAGCCTTTATCGACCGTCCCGCCGGGGATTCGAACGGCTTGCTTTCCAGGTCCGGCGACAGGTCAAGATAGTCCTGCGGCGCCATATAGACGACATCGGTGTTCTTGCGCCTGGCGTGCTCATTCAGCGCGTAATCGGAAAAGCGGTATTTGTCCGTCGCCAGCGTCGGCTTGTTCTGCCACATGATGGAGGCGGGACGCTCAAATATGCGCTTGAAGCTGTCCTCGGCCGCGCCGCGATCCATGCCGGACGCGAGTTGCTTCTGGAGCATCGGAAACTTCGTCCGCAACTCCCGATCAGCGAAGTCGATCTGCACATCCGGGTCGGTGACGGGCTTGCCGCGCTCTTTGGCGTAGGCTTCGAGTTCCGCCTTGCGGGTGGCGTGATGCTGGAACAGGCCAATGGATGTTCCGCCGTCGCCTACGCTGCCGGACTTTCCGCCGGATTCGCGGGTCATGTTGTCCGCGATGCCCTCGGAGGACGTTTGCGGGTAGCCGCGCTTCACCCATCGGGAAACCATGTCATCGAAAGATAGCGCGGGCGCGTCGGGCATCTGGTGGTTCACCGATGGGGCGGGTGACGATGCCCGGCAAGGTCCGGCCGGTCGGGTGTGGCGGCAGTATAGCGGGTTTTGTTACGGCGGGCTAGTTTTGGCTGCCAGCCTCGCCAGCGCGTTCGTGGAATTGGCCTTCGCGCGGCGGGACGCTTCGGCCAGGGCGTTCACGCCTTGGCGTTGGCCTTCATCGCCGCCAGGGTCCTTGACGCCGCCGGGGATGGCGGGGGCGTAGGGGGTTACTTGCCGCCGTGAACGGTTGGCTCGCCCCGAAGTATCCGATTCAGGTTCTCCCGGCTTAGTTTCTCGGAGACCGCCCTGCTCACCGGAGTCGGCCCCTTCTCGTAGTTCGCCAGATGCCCCCTGACCGCCCGAACCGCCCACTTGGCGCCGGGGTCCGGGTTGTCCTTGTGTTGGTCCAGGAAGTCCTGCAACTCTTTCTTCGGGGCGAAGGGTCCGGGCGGGTCTATCAGCATTTCCGAGTGCCTTCAGTTGCTTGTCGAGGCCGGCTTGCACCGCATCCGGCAAAGGTAGCGTTGAGTGATAGTCGATCAAGCCTTGCGCATGAAGAATGCGATTGGCGACATCGGTATAGAGCGCGTTTGCGTGATCTCGGGTTAGTTCCCCCGCATTCATAAGCGGGCGCACGATCTGATCCGCCATGTTCGCCGCAATCGAATGCGCGGTATGGATGCCGGTAGACGCCTTGAGCAATTCGGGAAGTTTGTCAGTGCGGACGCCCCGCATTACCGGCCCCGGCGCGGCCCATGTGGTGACGCCGTTGTGCCCATGGCTGACGACGTTGCTGACGCCCTTATTGACCAGCATCGTCATGTCTTGCGGCGACAGCGCCGTGCCGCTTGGATGGTTGTGGTGGATCGTGTATCGGCCGTCTTCGCCCAGCACATTGGCGTGCGGAAAGGCGACGCTGGCAGCCTGGTGGCTTGTCCCCGCGTGGACGATCTCCCCCGTCTGATTGTCCACCACAGCGATGTGTTCGTGCCCGGTTTCCCGGCCCATCCGCATGACCCAATCCGCCGCTTCCTCATACCCATGCGTCGGCGCCTCGCCGGTCATGTCCGTGAAGTTCTGGCCGTGATTGGCGAAGGCAGAGCGTCGCGGCGTGGCGGCAAGCCGCTGCCGCTCCGCCGCCTCATCAGCCGCAGCCACGCGCTCGCGGGCGGCACGCAACGCCTGAAGTTCCGGCACGGTGAACGCGGTTCCGGTGTAGCCGCCGAAGTCCACGCGGGCGCGGCCAAAGCCGTCCTTGGCGGGGACGTAGATTTGCCTGCCGTTGACGGCGCGGCCACGGATCAGCGCGATATCGCCTTGGTGCCATGCCACGGAGCCGTTCAGGTCCTTGGCGTGACTGGTTGCCCAATCGGGCGGCAATTCCGGCTGCTCCGTCTCCGGCCGCCCAAACAACCCCTCATCCGCAGCCTTCTGCCCCCCACGCGGCCCCGCCGCATCCCGAGCCGCCTGCGCCTGCCGTGCGGAGGGTTCCATCCCAGGCATGACGGCCTGCCGCTGGTCGTCGCGGATCGTCGGTTCCGGGGTGCGTGTCGGTGCGGATGGGCGCGCGGTGCCGAACAGGTCCGGGGCGGCGTCTCGGGGTGGGGCGGGGAGGCGGCGGCCTGCGAACAGCGCCATGCCCTCAGTTTGGGCGGCGCGTTGCAGTTCCGGGGTCAGGTCGAAGGAGTGGACTGGCTCTTTCGTCGCGGGAAGTTCCGGCGCTCCGCCTGCTTCCGTGAGGTATTTCTTGGCGGCATCATTAAATCCGTAAAACAGCGCAACATGATCTGATCCGGGGTCTTCAATGTGCTCGCCGGCATGGATCAACTGCCGCATCGCAGTTTTGTCGCCAGCCGCTTCGGCGCGATCCGCAGCATCAAATAGCCGCGTCGATGTGTCACGTCGCCACGGTTGGCCAGGTTCGCTTTCCCCGGTCCCGATCAAACTCCGCCCGACCTTCGCGCCAAACTTCCCGATGATCTTGTTCGTCTCTTTCGGGAGGATGTTGTCGTAGAAGCCGGTCATGCCTTCGCCGCCGACTTTCAGATCGAGGCCGGACAATCGATTATAGATGTTCGGCCTGTCGTTGGTGGCGGCAAAATTTACCGGCTTGCCACCGCCATCCACTATTTTTTTCGCAACATCCTTGCCGACATAATCTTCCAACTTTTCAGCAGGAATAGCGTCCCCAATCATGTGGCCGCGGCGATCCTTCTGATAGGATAGCCGGTATGTGCCATTGGCGTTTTTCTGGTAATCAAGCGAACTAATCTGTTTGCTCAGATCATACCGATCCGCATGAACAGCCCCCGGCGACCATGCCACGCGATCGAAGCCGTTATCCGCCGCATACTTGATAATGCGGCGCATGGCGAGCGCGGACCATGAAGTTTTGAATGGGGCATCCGGAACCGCCTTTCCGGACGCTTGAATGCGGTTCATGATATCCGCCCATTCTTGCTTTTCTTCAGGTGTGGCGCTCGCTCCCTTGCCGATCAATTCCTGTTCGCGGAGGCGAAGCGCATCGACATCAACGTCACCTTTGTATCCGGACCTCCTTCCCGCCTGATGCCAATCCGACTGCACCTCATGCACCATCAATACATGCGCGCCGTCCGGCGCATCCCGTTCATCAAACCGGACGTGCGCTAGGACGTTGGGTTCGTCCCAATGAGAAGAATGGTAAGCGTTTTGCCCCGGTGCCGCAGCCTCATTATACCGCTCGTTGACAATCTTCTTTGCCGCCTCCATCGAGGCCATCTGTGCATTTTGGACCCACGGAGAATTGACGACGTATTTTTCCGGCGCGCGATTACCTCTCCCGTCGAACGTGTAAGGCCAATGGGTAATAGTGCCCATTTCCTGCCCGTTAATCGTAAACGGATATTCATTGACGCCCTTGACTTCGTGCTGACCTTGCCAGTTCGCGATGTGATCCGTAGCGCCGTAATCATGACCAGGGGAGCGAACTTCGCCAAAATCAACCGATCGAGGCTTAGGCGGCAACGTCAGCAACAATTCCCGGTAGTTTTCACCGCCGGGAAGGGTGTATCCGGAATACTTTGTGGTCTTCGGACCCTGAAACGCCCTCGCGCGAAACTCTAAATCGTCAAGCTCCTTGTTTTCCGCGACCGTCAATGTCTCGCCGCCATTTACGCGATCAGACAAATTAATCCAGCGGCGATATTCTGCCGGCGGCAGAGGGTGCGGGTCGCCTCTCATCACCTCCCGGACATCAACCGCATGCTCCCGCACGAAATCCTGTATCTCAGCCTTCGTGACCACCCCACGACCGCGCAACCAGTCGTCCAGCCCAAGCCACTTCATTTCTTCGGGTTTCACGCCGGGCGTTTTGCTGATTGCGGCAAGCATTTGCTCGCCGGTTCCCTTGGCCTGTTTCAGCGCATCGACGGCGCGGGAAGTGGCGCTGTAAAGGGGGGTAGGGATGCCGGACTGCTCCGCCAGGATGTTCGGGTCCGTGGGGTCGAAGGTTCCGCGGTTGCCGATGGCGGATTTGATTTGGGTGGGAAAGAAAGCCGCATATACCGTCTGCGGGTCGGCATCTACATCACCGCGCGGGCTATCAATAACATTCCGAATGATCAGCCCATCGTAGCCATGTTCTTCTGCGTGCCAAATGAGTGGATCAAAGCCCCGTTCTTTTACCTTTCCGCCAAAATCAACCTCTAGCGGGTTCTTCATGCTTAAATAAACAGGAATAACGTTCGGCGCCACGCGGTCTGACCCGCGATACCTCAAGCTAAAAGCATAGGCATTCCCGGAATATGGGCTATCGGTAAAGAATGCCGCAGACTCATGAACGCGCGGAATTTCAAATTGTGCCGCCTCAGCGGCATACGGCTTCGGGCTACCATGGTAAACCACCAGCGGCCTACCCGCACCATCCACCACCTTACTGCCGCCAAACCACGCACGGAACGCCGGGGTCTCGGTCTGGTCGAGGCCGGGGGATTCGGCTAAGTTGCCCAGCAATTCGCTCGCTTCATGGACGCCAACGGCCCGTGCGGCGTCATCGCGCGAATACCAGCGCCCGGTTGTCTCATCGACAAATCCGAGTTCGCTCTTGTGTTTGTTGTCGTAAAGCGATTCGTCATCTGCATAGGCGCGGCTGACAACATCATCGTGCAGTTCGCCACGTTTGCCCTGAAGGATGTAAGACCGTCCATTTTTTGGCGTGATCCGCATTGCCGGAACGATGTCGCGAACGTTGACCGGAATCGGACCTAACTTACGACCCTCGCTCCCCCGCAAATCCCCCGAAGTCAGTTCCGACCGTCCCCGTCCTTCCGCGCCCGGCGCCAGCAGCCCATGCGCCTCGGCATACTCATACGCCCGCGTGCGATCGAGGAACCTGCCGCGATCGTCAACGAAGCCATAGACTGAGGCGACATCCTCGTTGCCTTCGCGTGGCACTTTCCCGGATGCGTTGGCGTGGTCTGTGCCGGTGTAGGTTTTTCCGGCGACGCGGACGGCAGGGATTAGGGATGGCAGTCCACGCCCCTCAAACAGCCCGTCCTGCCCCTCTACTTCCCCGCCTTCGCTTTCGCCCGCATGTCCATCGCCAGCGTCAGCAGCGCCATGTTGTACGGGTCCAGGGTCGCGGGCGGCGGCGATGAACCGGGAGACGGCCGATCCGATTGGCTTTCCCCCGGCAAGGTCTCGTGCTGCGGCTGTGAGCGCGTCGGAGATTGGTCCTCGCGTGGTGGATTCCCGTTCGAGCGTGTCGATAAGTCGCTCATTGTCCGTCCTGGCCTGCGTGTTGCCCTCACGGTCTAACTTATTGCCGACCGAAGTTAAAGTGTCTTCGCCCTCAATCGCGGCGCGAAACACCGTTTTGGCCCGGCGCAGTTGCCGCAGCGCGCCATCCAGCACGCGGGCGCGTTCCGGGACCAGTGACCGGGCAAAGTCCTCATCGCCAAAGAGCGATGTCTGTTCGCCGCGCAGAAAGCCGCTGGCGCGGACATCCAGCACCATCATGCGGGCTTGATCGGAGTTCGCGGGATGGCCGCGCGTCAGGATGTCGATCGCCGCCATTTGCTCGGTCGGATCGGACAGCAGGTTGCCGACATGCGCGGCATAGGCGGGCAGAATTACGCCGTTGACGGCCGCGCCGAACGCTTCATCCGACAATTTCGTCAGCCCGGCGGCATCCCGCACGATCTGCCCTCGCGGCGGCAGGCTTGGCAGCTTGAATGTGTCCGGGATTGCGTCGGCGGCCCGCATGACCTTGGCGGCATCAATCGCCGTGCCCGAGCCTTCCGCGATGTTCTGGTAAGCGCCCAACGCCCGCATGTATTCCGGGGTGTAGCCGTCTTCCTCGCGGAACACGCGCGCCGGCATCTGCACGCCCTGCTGTCCCGCAGTTTGCGCCCGCTTGGCGAGGTCGGTGCGCTGGTGGCCGTTGACCACCCACAACTTGCCAGACTTGTCCTGCCATGCCGTGATCGGGTTGGCGAGCGCCGGCTCCCATGTGTCGATGCCGTGCAGAGCGCCGGTAACGCCACCCTCGCCGCTTTCCTTGTATTGGAAGCGGGCTGGATCGACGGCGATTTGCGCCGGGTCCAGCATGACGTAACCGCCGGACTGCGGCGGCGGGGCGTCTACGGGTTTTTTTTCGCCAAAGTCCGGCGGTTCATCGACTGGAAGCGGCGGATTTTCAGGCTGCGGGTCAAGCCTGTCGCGTTCGGCCCTTTCTGCTTCCCATCTGGCGCGGTCGGCGTCAGTGACCCATGATTGCATGGGGCGGATTGGCGGAGCGCCTGCCGGTTGCGGGTTCTGGTGTGCATAGAGCGCGTCCCGCTGCCGCTCAAGTTCCTGCTGACGAGCCACTACCTCGGCGGCGATCTTCCGCCACCGATCCGGATTCATCTCGGCCGAGGCTTCGCGCTGAAGCTCCTTCAGTTGTTTCGTGCCCACCTTTATCCGCGCGTCCAAGCTCTCGGAAGTGAATGTCTGACCATCGACTATAATGCTTGCCGCGGGCGGCGGGGCGTCTACCGGCTTCGCCTTCCACCCGTGATGATCCGCCAGCGCCCGCACTTCCGTTGCCGTGAACGGATTTCCTTTCCCTGCGATCTGCTCGGGAGGCGTGCCAGCCTCCACGGCCCGGCGCACGTCATCGACGGCGGGATGCCCTTCGTAGGCTGTCGCGAGGCTGGCGGCTTCTTTGGGAGGAATGGGCGGGAGTTCGAGTTTCGGGCCGGGCGCAGTCGCGGTTGGCGCGTCGGATTGCCTCGGAGTGTCGCTATTTGCTGAAACTTTCGGACCCGGCCCTGTCGGCACTGCGGCCGGGACATCCAGCGCTTTCCGCGCCTTGTCCGCCTCGGCCGCGACATGCGCTTGCGCAGCAACGCGAGCCTGCTCGATCTCCGCCACCGTCAGCGGGTTATCCGCAGTTGGCACGCGCGGGAAGAACGGTTCCAGCGGGTTCGCGCCGCCCGGCTTTATGGTATCGGCGGGAGATTCGCCATCCAGCGACAGGGTTTTATTCGGCTTGACTGTCGCCGGGGCGGGTTTATCCGGCGCGTCGCCCTGCCCGGTCCCGACAATCTGATACCGCGGCTTCCGCTTCTCCGGATCAGTCCCGGCGGCTTCGGCCCAGGGCACCCCGTCCACAAACACCGCATGGCGCCCGTCCGGATTCGCGTAGACCGTCTCTCCGTCCGTGTTCTTTCCAGCCTCGGTCCACGGGCCGCCGTGCGCCTTCGCCGGATCGGGCTTTGCGGCTTCTTCCGCCTTGGCCCGCGCCTCGGCTTCCGCCACTTCTGCGTCACGGATCGCGACGGCTTGATTGTAGCCAACGCCTTCTTCGCGCTGAATTTGCGTGGCAGAGCGGTATGGCTTGGTCGCGGTTGCCGTTGCCGCGCCACCCCCGGCTTCCGGCGACGGCCCCGGAGCGGCGGACGCAACCGGGCGGGGCGCGGGCGCCACGCGCTCCCCGACGACCGAACCGGGATGCACGAACACATACGGCCCGGCGCCGCGGTCCACCACCATTGTCCCGTCCGGACGCGTGCCCTTGACTATGCCGCTGGCGTATTCGCCTTGAGCCTGATCGAAGTAGGTTACGCGGTTGACAGTTTCCCCGGCGGGCGTCTCGGCGGGCGCTGTCGGGGCTGGCTTTGGCGGCTCAGGAGCGGGCAGCGCAAGAGTTGGCGCCGGGGCGGCAGGCTTCGGTTCCGGCCCGGCCAACGCCAGCGTTGGAGGCGCGGGAGGCGGCGATGTCGGGGCGGGAGCAACAGGCGTGCCGCCCGGTTCCGGCCCTCGCATGGTCGGCTCGATGCGAAGTCCGGCGGGTCGGCCCGCTACCGGCTCCGGGGTCCGCAACGCGCCAGGCATCCCGGCAAACGCTTCCGGCATCGCGGCGAGGTCGCGGCCAAGTTGAGGTGCGCCGAGTTCCGCGCCGGTCTGCGCAACACCGGCCTGCGCGCCCTGGATGGCGGCGGCGAGCGGGCGTCCGGACTGGTCCGCAAGATAGTTTATCCCGTGGATGACGGGTGCCAGCGTCGGGAGGTCCCGGTCTGCCGCGGCGTTTGCCGCCTGCGTTACCGGGTTCGGCTGGCCGCTGGCGTTCCATGCGCCCGCCGCCGCGCCGGTTACAGCGTTCCAGATGCGGGTTAGCATATCTGGAGCGATGACGTCGGGGTTTGGCGGGACAGAGCGAGACGCTTGCACTTCGGCGGGCGTGTAGCCGGGAGGTGTGGCGGGTTGCGCAGATTGCGCGGCGGCGGGAGTGACCACGGTGAACGGCTTGGAGGGATCAAAGCCAGAAACCGGCGTTACGACGGTAAACGGCTGAGTCGGGTCAAAGGGCATCGTTACTGCACCTCAACCCAATTCGTGCCTTGCTTTCGATATCGCTTGCCGCCCTGTTCGACAACCGCGCCGTCCTGCATGTCGTCAGGCTTTGCCACCGCCTGTCCGCCCGCCGGTTGCGCGGCGGGAGCGCCGTCTTCGCTCGGAACCACCCACCAATCGCCGTCTTTCTTGACATACCATTTTCCATCTGGCGCTTTCTTCGCGTCCGGATATGCGGCGGGTGGATTATCTCCGGTGTAGAAACCGGATTGCGACGCCCCCTTTTGCGCGGCATCGGTCTTGGCGGGGGCGGTGGAAGCGCCGCCGTTACCCGTCCGGTCCTTCATGTAGGTAATGGCGGTTTGGTACGTCGCGATGCGGTTTTCGCCCTCCCCAAGCATCGATGCCGCAACCGCATCGAACGAGGATGGCGTCATATTGACGCTGGCCCACTTCTTCGCTTCGTCCATCGCGCCTTGATGAAGCTGCGCAACCGACGCTTGGCCGCCGGACAGGATGCGAGCCGATTCCACCGCCACCGCGTGCATGTGGAAGAACAGAGCCGAATAAGCCGGATCGCCCGTCCAGTTTTCTTCGCCTCGAACGATGGCGTTGATAATGGGCGACATATCGGCGGACGGTAGCTTTTTCAGGTCTTCTTTGACCTGACTGACGTTGTAGTCCAACTGGCCAACGGCCTGGTGGGTTGCGCCAAGCATCTGATCGAGTTGCCCGACGCTCTTTTTGCCGCCCTGATACTCAATTGCCCGCATCGCCAGCGTCTGACCGGCCTGCTCGGCTGTCATGCCGGGATTTTCGGCCCTGATCTGCTTTATTGCCTCGCTTCTGGCCTTTTGACGCAACGCCTCGGCGCCCTCGCGATATCCCGGCACAATCTGCATGAGCGGTTCGCCGGTTGCGGCCTGTGCGCCAATGGATGCAAGTTCTTCATCCGAAACCTCTATCGGCCCGCTATTTGCCGCCTTTGTGCGAATTATGCGCTCAACCGTAACTTGTCCGGGAGTCCAATCGGGGTGTTGCTTTTTAATGTCCGCATCTATTGCGACGTGATCCGCCGCCGCGCTGCCCGGAGCCGGGGCTTTATTCGCAGCAATCCGCTTGTTCCGTTCAAGCGCCACCTGACCGTCCGACCAGTCCGGATGCTCTTTTTTGATATCGGCGTCGATCGCTGTGTTTTCTGCCCCGGCGCTGCCCGGAGCCGGGGCTTTCCCGGTCTGCGTCACGTGCGGAAAGAACTTCGGTTCTCCCTCCTGCTTCGTCGGAAACCGCCAGCTTCCGGGGACCTGAGTTCCGTCAGGCCCCGGGCCAAAGCCGTTCGTCCATGTCCATTTGTCGCCGTCCGCGGTCTGTTGGCGGATGTCGAGTTCGCGGTTTTGGTAATTCTCCTCCCGCTGCTCGCGATGGTCCGCCCGTTGATTTTTCAGCCAATTCTGATACCCTTCATACCCCGAAAAAAACTGCCGGAACTGAACCGGATCAAATTTCCTTGGGAGATTTCGCTTTTCGCTTTCAGAAAGGCCGCCGCCTTGCTCCAACCGAGATATTGCCGCGTCAGTAGCCTCTTGCGCTTGCGCTTGCGCTTGCTCAGGCGATTTTGCATTTGCACCAGCATTTTCGCCGGTTTGCATCTCATATTCTTCTAAGATCGGCGCAAGGGCATCGGCAATCATCGCCGTTTTTTTCTGAAACAAGTCCGTCCGCATCATGTCCATGCGCGTCTGGTTCTGCTGCTGCACCAGCATGTTCTGCCGCAGATTAACCCCCATGATAGGGTCAACCGCCGTCACCCGCGCCATCGCGTCCGGAGTCGGGTTGCCCATGGCGTCAATCGCGCCGGGCTGGCCGAGGATGTTCCGCAGCGCGTTTTGCGACTGCATTTTCTGCCGCTGCTGGATCAGCGCATTGGCTTGCTGCGCGTCCTGAATCGCACCGCCGAAGTCCGGCCCTACGTTCGGGGTCGGGCGGAAGCCAAAGGCAAGATTGGGATCAATCGGCATGGGACGATCCTAGAACGCCGGGCCGTAGTATCCGCCGCCGCCCATCGCTTCGGGGCTGGTGGCGGCACCATAGGCGAGCGCGTTGCCCGTGGCGCCGCTTCCGCCGCTGAACAGACCCGAAAGCAGCGACGCCAACCCGCCGCCGCCGCCGCCGGACATCCCGCCGCCCATCAGGCTTTTGAAGCCGCTATTCAGTCCGCCGGCCATAGCGTTGTTGCTGCCCAGGACGCCGCTCGCGGTCGCGCTGCCCGCCCCGATCTGGTTGCCGCCGATCAGTTGCCCGGTCGCGAGCGCGTCGCCGCCGATCGTGCTGGCCGCGCCCATGCCCTGCCCGGACAGTCCCATAAGGGAACTCAGAAGCCCTTGCCAGCCGGTGTTGACGTTGCCCATGTATTGCTGCCAGCCCTGATTGGCCACCCCTTGGCCGTAGCCCTGCAACTGCTTCAGCGCGTTGCCGCCGATGCCGCCAGCCGCGTTCGAGTTGGTAATGGCATCCAAGCCCTGCTGAAGCTGGAACTGATACCCCGGCGACGACTGAAAAGTTGCCGGATTGATGCCGGCGCCGGTCGGTTGGCCGTTCGGCCCGATGCCGAGCATCTGAAGGAGCGGGTTTGACGCGCCGGTTCCGCCCGGCCCGATGCCGAGGGCCTTTTGCAGCGCCGCAAGGCTGTTCTGTCCACCCGCCAACCACGGCTGCATGTCCGCTTGCGCGGTGTTGAACATGCCGAGTTCTGTGCCGGTCGCTTGGTTGTAGGCGTTTGCCTCAGTCGATGCCGCTTTCTTCGCGGCATTGCTGCCCATGACGCCGCCGAAAATAGAAGCCGCGCCGGAAAGCAGCCCCGAACCCAGGATGGATGTAAACGGCATACCGGACAACTCCAACAACGCTCAGAGGTGCCCGGAAAGCCCCATGCCGGTATGGTTTTGTGGCGTTAATGTATCACGAGGATAGCACGCCATCAAGCGAATGCGCCGTTACCGAAGTCCCCGCCGACGCCAGCGCCTGGATAAACCCGCCCGGCGCAAGAACCGGCACGTCCACATCAAGGTTTGCACCAGCCAGGACCGTCTGCGCGACAAGGAACTCGTTGCCCGGCCCCGCCGTGCCGCCGTTCGGTATCCCGTAGGCCGTTACAGTGACGTTCGATCCCGACGTGTTGGTGAACCGGATTCGCCCGCGGTTGAGCGTCGCCCCGGATGCGGTGAACAGCGTCGCCGCCGATGTCGTCAGCACGGTCGGCGCAAACATCTGGATTATTTGCACAGGCATTTAATGGCCCCAACTTCTGAAGGTTGATCGGATTTCGTCGTCACGCAACCGGCGTTCGATTTCCGCCAGCCGCCCGCGGACATCGGGCAGCGACAGCAGCAGCGTTTCCAGAAAGGCAACCCGCCGTTCCAGGTCCGCAACCTGACCGCTGCGATCCGGAACAGCGTAGGCCGACGCATCAGACCCCGCCGCACCCGCCGGCACGACAAGCATTCCGCCGGAAAACTCCACGCCCGCGCCAAGCCTGATCGTGACGGGCTTGGCCGGGGCGTAGGTCGGATTGCCCCATAGCACCGCCGCGGGCAGCGTCGGCAGGGCCAGCGCCCCACCAGCGAGCGACAATGACGGATCAACCGGGATATAGCCGGGTTGCGCCGCCGCGGGTCCGGCGTTGCCGATCAGCGTTGCTCCAGGCGCATCGGGTGCGGCGATCGTGCCGCCTGAATTGACCACGGTCTCCGCCAGCACCGCGCTTCCTTTCACGGTCACGCCGGCTGCCAGCGTCCCGGAACTCTTGAACAGCGCGTGCAGCGCCCGCCACCAGTCGTGCGTGACCTTGCCGTTGCCGTCCGTCATCGGCTGATTCGGGGAGAGGATTTGCGGCTGGCTCATGACGCGCGCAGCCTCGCCAGAACATCCGCCGGAATGAACGCGGCAGGATCAGCCCCGGCGGCAAGCTCAGCCGCCCGGTTCCAATCCGCCTGGATGTTCTCGCCTTGCAGCCGCGCGATCCGCGCCGCGTCTATCTCCGCCCCGGGCACAAGCCATCGCAGGCACGCCACCACGACAGCGGTATTGGCGAGGGCCGAGTATCGCACGCGCAGTATCAACGGATGTTGATACGTCAACGCCTCCAACAGAAGATCGCAGAGGTTGGTGGGCCGCTCGCCGAGCCGCGCCAGGGAGGCTTTCACCTCTGCGATGGGCCGTTCCACGATCAGCGTTCGCGGCGCCACCCGCCGGATGATCTCCGGAAGGTAAAAGCCAAGCCCGTGATCCGAAATGCCGACGCATCCGCCGCCGCTCCACACGGTATCGAAAATGGCATCCCACGACGGCAGGTTGTTCTTAGGCTCGTGGTGGCAGACAACCTCTCCATGCGTCGCCGCAACGGCAAGCCATGCCGTCCGGGAGCGCGGCAGGCCGGTGATGAGGAAGCGCCTCATGACACATCGACCTCGGCGGCGATTATGGCCGTCATGAATTGATCGGTGGACGACAGTTCGAATATCCGATCCGACCCGCCGAAGCGCCGCGTTGAGCCGAGGCGGTTGAACTTGATGGATTGCGCCGTCGCCCCGAGCTTCCCGGCGGGCACAATTCGTCCGTCGCTCCATGTCGCGCCCCCATCGTCGGACCAGCGCAGCATGAGTTGCGGGTTTGAATCCGCCGGGACGCCCGCGCCGGTTTGCATGTCCACAACAAGGGCGGAGAACCGCTTGGCGTTTTCCCCATCCGATCCCAGCGCCCGCCATCGTCTGAGCCACCGCCGTTGCGTGCCGTTGTCGGTCAGGGTGTTGGGATTGAACGCATAGAGGTTGCCGGATTTGTAGTCGCCCAAAACGCCCTGTCCCGCCGATGCCGGCACGGACGCAGGCGTGACCGATACCGAAACCGCCGCCGGGGGATTGCTCGCGCCGGCCGTCAACGTGCCGCTGAGCGCAAACGCACCGCCCCGCCCGTTGTTTGCCGCGAAGGTGGACGGCGTGCCGTTTGAGGACAGAAACACGGGAGGCGTCACGCCGAGCGGAACCGAACCGTCCGGCCCGAGGCTCTGAGCGCCGCCGGTATCGGTGATGAACTTGCGGCGGTTGGAGGCTACGGACAGGTCCACGAAGGCCGGTGTGGGGGTAAAGAAAAGATCAGCCATGGTGACGGAATAGACTCGGGTCACGGTAATGCTCACCCTGGCGGTATAGGTATAGCCGGGCTGCACATACCCGGAAGGCATGGTGTCGGTAACTTCGTAGTAGAAACTGTCCGAACCGTAGAAGCCCGTCGTCGGCGTGTATGTGAATGTCCCGTCCGCGTTTACTGTGACGCTGCCGTGCGATGGCGATGTAGAGGCGGAATAGACGAGATACCCGCCGGGGCGCTGGTCCGTGGCGTGGCTTGTGAGCGACGCCGTGAGCGCGGTGTTTTCATTGGTCGTGTAAGAGGCTGCATTCGCGGTGACTAAGGGCGAGCAATAGCCTTGCGAGAACACTATAGGATTTGGAGTCCCGCCCGGCCACACATCGCCGACCAACATCGTCCACGCACCGCCCGTGCCGTGGTTATTGGCGATGGCGGATGGCGAGTCCCCCTTGTTCAGATACAGGTTTATAGGGGCGGCGGGGAGCGTTGATGGATCGGTAGATGACAGATCGGCATTGATAAACGCACGGCGGTTTGCCGTGACGGACAGGTCCGTGAAAGAAGCAACCGCATAAAAGGAGGCCAGACCAACATTTCCGTCGCTTATATCGCCCCTCAAAGACCAAAGGCCGGCGGCTGGATTATCAACCGCATGTGCGTTGTACCAGATTGCGTTTGATGATGTCTGGATGTTATCGTTAACGTAAACCTGAATAGTTTGAGTTGTGGTGCTGACCGAAACCAGTATGTTATATACTGCGGATCGCGTCTCCCCGGCCCCGGAGAACAAGCCGGAGAAGATTTGCGTTCCGGAACTGTCTCTAAGAGAGATATTTACGCCGTGACCGAACGATGGGGCGGTTATGGCGAAAGAAATAGACGACCCAGCAAGGGCGCTATTTGCCCCGCCAAAAAGGAACTCAGGAAACGAGCAGTCGCTATACCCCCATAGGCTGAAGGTCATTTCCGCAATGCTTGACGGCATACCCGCCCCGGAAGGGGAAAACAAGGCGGGAGTCTGCACGCCTCCGACTGCCGCCACAGCGCCGGAACCAGACCCCCCGCTCAACGCGACATCGCCTATAGGAAGGACGGTATAGGTGCCGTGGTTTGTAGGCGGCGAAAGGGAGGTAATTGCGCCACCGCTTACAGACTCGATCGTAGCCGTAGCCGCAACCGTATACGTGCCGCCGATTACTGTTACGGTCGATCCGATATCCCCTGAGACGTACCCGCTGCCGCCCCGGCTTATCTTCCAAGCCGCGTATCCGCTGCACGGCGTGATGGCTAAAGTGCCGGTATCAAGACTAACAAGTTGCGGAATATAGGTCATGGCACCACCGAAAGAGACCACGCCCGCGTCGCCGCCGGGGCTATGGCATTTGAGGAACTCCACACCGCTGAAACCGCCGTCAGCGCCGTCTCGACCAGAACCCCGGACACCACGGTATTCGCATAAACCTGCAACTGCTGCGTCGCGGTGTCGATGGAGACCAGCACGTTCACCCAAACGGTCCAGCCGGTGAAGTCATAGGTTGCCACCACGATAGCGGCTGCGCTCGCATCCCATGCCTTGACCGTGATCTGCGGCGTTCCGTTGGCATCGTTCTGGATCGCGATGGACAGCCCGCCCGCCGTGCCGCCGGCCTGATTTGAAAACGTGACGCCAACCCCACCGCCCGAGTCCGGCACGTCAAGCCAAACGCTGAACACGCCGCAAAAGAACGCGGACGGCAGTCCCACCAGCCCCGAGGCCGTCGCCACCGATCCGGTCAGCGTGACGGCTTTCGCCTGATAGGTGGACACCGCCGTTACCAGCTTCTCGGACCCGCGCCATGGCGTGAAGCAGTTGCCCCAATGCCTGTGCCACTTCCCGGCGGTCCATGCCGCCAGCCTGTGCCACAGCGGCACGCCGGCCATGGATGATGCGGTCAGGTCGAAGCACCACGTCTTGTCGGCTTCCGGGAACGTCAGCACGTAGAAGGTGTGCCCGCCCTGCTGCCGAGAGTAGCCAATGGCGTCGCCGATGTTCGGGTAGGACTCGAACTCCGCCACCAACGCCTGCGTTGAGATCGGCGTGACGTTGTAGCCTTGCGCCAGAACAACGATCCCCTGCCCCTGGTCGTTGCGCGACAGCCACGCAAGATGATCCCCGATCTTCGTGGCAGAGAACGGCGCGGCGCACCCGTGCTCGATGTGGACGGCGGATATCGGCCCGAACGCAAAGCCCGGCAACCCCTGGTCTACCCAGACCTCGGTGTTCCGCTCCTTGAGGATGAACGCCTCGTCTTTGACGACTGCCAGCGCCATGCAGCTATCCGGCGACTGGTTCGCAACCCCGTAAATCACAGCCCGCCACGTCGAAAGGTCGAGTTCATCCGATCCCGCAATGTTTTGCGAACCGAGGAAGATCATCAGCCCGAAGCCGTCAATCACTCCGCCCATGAGCGGTTGCGCGAACGGCAGCGACACCGGCACAAGGCCAACGAACGTTCCGAACGTCGGGGAGGTCAGCGTGAAGTTCGATCCTGATCCGGATGTCGATTTCTGTGTGAACGATGCCGGGACCGGATCAGCCGCGCCGGCCTGCGTGATCGAAAAGCCCGTTACGGTGCCGTTCGCGCCGATTGCCGTCACCAGATAGGTGGCGTCTCCCGAGCCGCCGGAAACAAATCCCACATTGCCGACAGCGTAATTCCGCCCGCCGTTCGCCAGACCGGAAGCCGTGATCGAGCCGGACGATGCGGTGATGTTGAGCGCAAGCCCGGTGCCGACATTTGCCGGCACGCCCGGTGCGGCGGTCGTCGGACATCCGGCAATGCTCGCGTAGAGCGTGCCGGGGTTGAGCATAATGACGGTTGTCACGGCGCCGCCGCTGCCGATTGCGGTAACGCGATACACCGCATTGCCGCTGCCGCCCGTGATGGTTCCGGTGTCGCCGACCGCGTAGCCGCTGCCGGCGACGAGTGGTTCCGCAACCGTTATCGAGCCGGCGCTGGCCGTAATGCTCAACGTCAACCCCGTGCCGTGCCCGGGTTGTCCGTTGATCGTGGTCGTGGCAACGCTCGCCGCCGTGCCGTAGGCCGTGCCCGCGTTCGGCAGCGTGTAGGCTGTGACGGGGTTGTCGGATACCGCCGTCACCTCCAGAACCGGGTAACTGCTCTGGTTCCCCGACGTGGCTTTCAGGGTGATCGTGTCGCCCAGCGCATACAGTCCGCCGGGCGCGGAAATCGTGCCGGACGCCAGCGGGTAGCCGCCGGGGACAAGCCAGCCGCCAACGCCATCCAGGATCAGTAGCTGCCGCCGGTTGTCGAACATCGATACGGGCGAAGTCTCAATGCCGATCGTGCCGCACAGGGTCGCAATGCCGTTTGGCGTCAGGCTCCAGACTTGCGGCCCGGACACGACATAGAGGATGTCGTTGAGAACGTGAACGCCGCGGATCGGGCCGGAGCCGAGCGAGGCATTCAGGTCGAGACCGGCGGAATTGTAGAGCGTGCCGGGGGATTTGCCGTCTTTGGTCTCCACCACTTCCATGAACAGATTATAGACTTCGCCGGACGAGAGATCGCCCGCGCGTGACTTGCTAAACCCGCCGAGGATTGGGGATTTTGCCATTACCTGCTATAGCGGTCAGAATAAATGTTGTAGCTCGACTGCCCGCGCGCAATGATCTCCGGATCATACGCGGCCTTCGGCGGCTTCATGTTCGATCGCTTGATGATTCCCCTCGACTCCCGCGCTTCCTCGCGCACATCCGGATCGAGTTGCGCGCTGGTGAAGTACGGCTTCAAACACACCGCAAGATTGGTTGTGATCGCCCGCTTGTAGCCCGGCGGCAGGCTGATTGCCGATGAGAGCGCGGACGGATCGGACAGCGGCAGATAGGAGAGGAACGAGCAGGTGTAGGACATGGCCGGCGTCGGCCAGATGTTGATAATCCCAAACGGAAATTGCGGGTCGAAAAATAGGGTGTCGGGGAGATCTGAGTCGGCGACCGCCGTCGTCTGCATATTCCACGCCAACTGATCCACCGCATCCATCAGATAGCGGTTGCCGTTGGTGTCCAGCAAATAGGTTGCGCCCGGCGCGTCGGATATCCTGATTGGCCGCGTCGCACTGATATCGCCGCCCGGCCCGATCGTGTATTGCGACTTCCCGACCTGGAGCGTGAACGTCGTCGTGGCCCAGGCGAAGCACGCAAGGCTTTCGTTGCTCCACAGGTCCATCATGTCCGCCAACACAGATAGCGCGCGGGAACTATCGGCGGCGGAGATCGAATCGCCCGGCCCGTAGACGCCAAGCAATTCGAGTGCATCGGTGATGATATCAAGCGCGGTTACGGCCACTTGCGGACATCCGGATATTCGAGATGCCCGGCAACTTCGCGAGCCGGTTCGCTTCGGCGCTAGTCTAGCATGTCAGGCGGCGGGTGTCAGTCCTGTTTCGGCGGACGCCCGCGCCGCGGCGCTTCCGGCGCGGTCATCATCTCCATGAGCGACGCAAGCTGCGCCTCCAATGTCTCGATCCTCAACTGATCTGCGGTCTTCTCCGGAGCCAGAGCCGGCACTTCGGCCGCGACGCGGGCGGCTTCGGCGGCAGCCAGGGCGGCGGCCTCTTCGTCCGGGCCGTTCACCAGAACGTCCCCGATATACTTGGGGTATTCCTGCGGCTTGTAAGCGGCCGGCGCCACCCGCAACCCGGCATGGGCACGGGAGAACGCGGCGGGGTCCGAATGGCCGCACTGCTTGTAGCCCCTGGCGACATAATATGCCTCGTCGTCGGCGTTCTTGACCTGAACCGGCGGGAAACGTTCCGGTTCGCCGCGCGTCCAGCTTATTGCGGTGCCTTCCCTGACTTCCACCGCCGGCACAGCCGGCACATAGGCCGGATGCGACAGCATCTTGGGGTATTCGGCATGATCCGGCGACGGCGGCAGATCGCGCACGATGCCTTCGTGGTGGTGTTGGAGGATGGCCATTAGGCGATGTCCCTTTTCCGGCGTGGATGATACCAATCCCTGAGATACAACAGAAAGTCGGCCAGTGGAATGTCGCCGCGGTTTCCGTTCATCGGATCATCCTGCCACGGCAATCCGGTGTCGGCGCACAAAAGGCGAGGCCACTTGGCACTGCCAAACACCCAATCGAAATCGGATGTGTCGCAGTTAAATTGGCGAAACACAAAGCCGCGCAGGTTTATTTCCATCACCATGGCAAAGTGAGTGATGGCTTCGTGCCATTCTTTTTGAAGTTCTTCAGGAACCGTGATGGTCATTACTTCTGTCCCCGCCCGATGACCTTCGAGAGCGCGGCCTTCTCGACCTTCGCGTGCTCGCGAACGTGGTGCATCAACTTGGGGTCGTTCTTGATCTCATGCGCCCGCTTCAACGTGTGCAGGGCGTCTTGCGCTTGCCACTTGATGTCGGGTTCGGACGTTGAGAGTGCAGGCGCGGGCGCCGCGCGTCGGGGCTTGGCTTTGGCGGGAGGCTTGGTCATGTGGGGTCACCCTTCAACGCCGCGTCGATCATGGCCTGCCAAACCCGCACCGACTGGCGTCGGCCGGTCGGAGCATCCGACGTGAACTCAACCGCGGCATCCACCATCGCGTCAGTCGGTTCGCGCATGGCGGCAATGGCAGCGCGGGCAAGCTCGCGGGTGTCGGCGCAAACACCCGGCGGCGCCCCGAGCATAATCTCCGCCTCTCGAACGCCAATCGCACGCGCCACCCGGTCAACCATTGCGCTCATGGCTTGGCCACCTCCTGCGTGTAAAGGGGCGGCGCTTCCTCTGTTCCGTCCGGCGCGCGGGTCAGTCCGGTGCCGGCCACATCTCCGTCAAGGTAAATCTTAAACCCCTCGAATTGATCCAGGAAGCCGGACTCGTGGCGCATGTCGGCTAGGTTTTCCAGGTCAACGGCGGCCAGCCACACGGCGATGAACTTCCAATAGTCCGATGGCGACAGGCGAAGCGCAGAGCCTACCTGCCGAACGTCTTTCAACCCCCACTTTTGCACGAAGGACCGCGCCTCGGGCGTCATTTCCAACTGCGTCGTGTCGCTCATGGTCACTCCACCCGGCCGCGCCGGTTCCGCCCGGCCCAAATGCCGGTGCCCCATATTACTACAGGGCACCGGACGTTGGTAGAGGTTACGACCCGGCAATCAGGCCGGTGCTCACCAGCGCCCCGCGGATCGCGTTGACCAAATTGTTCGGCCCGGCCTGCGTCACGGCCTGGATGACCTCAACCCCGCCCACCGCCTGCGGGAAGGACGAAATCAGGTAGGTCTCAGCCGGCGGGGTAAGCGCCAGCCCCGTGTTGTTCTGGAACGTCAGCGCCAGGGTGTTCGCGGCGGACACCCGGGCGCCGACAAGCGCCAGGCCGGCGGAGGCGGACGGCTTGGTGACCTGGACCGCGGTGGACGCGGGCAGGCCCGTCACAGTGAACACCTGTTCAGCGGTCGTGTTGGCGGCGACGGCAACCGGGGTCAGCGTCTGGTTGTATTCCACGATAGGGGCTACTGGCGCGGCGCGGAACAGCGGCACCTTGTAAATTTCGGAACCGGTCGGGGTCACGGTGCCGGCCGAGGCGTTGATGAACGTCACGCCCAGCGAACCGGCGGAGACGATGCGTTGCCCGACAATGCCGATGCCCGCTTGCGCAGTCGGCTTGGAGACGCCGAGCACAACGTCCGTGGTCAGCAGGCCGGTTGCCGCGATAGTCTGTTCCGCCGAGGTGGTCGGGGCCACGCCCGCCAGAGTGCCGACGTTGATGTTGTAGACCAGCACATTATCGGCGGCGGAAACCCCGTTCAGGTCCGCAAACACGTAGACTTCCGCCGCGGTCGGAGTGATCGGGGCCGCGGTGTTGTTGAAGAACGTAATTGCCACGGTATTCGCCGCGGAGACGCGAGCCGAGGACACCCCAAGTCCGGCCTGAGAAGTCGGCTTGTTCACCGCGAGCGCGGTGCCAACCTGCACGTTGCCGGTGGGAACGCTGAACGTCTGCTCGGATGTCACGTTCGCCGCAACCGCCGCCGGGGTCAACGTCGCGGTGAACGTCAAGCCGTCACCGGAAATCAGTTCGACCACCTGATAGACTTCCGAAGCGGTCGGAGTGATCGAACCGGACGTGTCGTTGCTGTAGTTGATCGCCAGGGTGTTCGCGGCCGAGACGCGCACGCCGGCAATGCCAAGGCCGGCTTGCGCGGTCGGCTTGTTGACGATGACCAGCGAGGGCGTGCCGGCAAGGCCCGTCACGGTGAAGGTCTGTTCCGCCGTGGTATTGGCGGCAACGGCGGAAGGCGTGAGCGTCGGCGCGTAGGAGTTGATCAGCCCGCCGGGCAGCGCCTGAGCCAACGCCTGAAAGCCGCCGGACGGCTGCGCGACGGGGGCTGCGCCGTAGAAGCCGATGAGATCGGCGGCGGACGCGCCGAGTTGGGTTCCGGGGCCGCCGTTCTCGCCGTTGCGGTCGGACAGCTGTCGGACGTTGCTCGTGGTGGTCACGGTGCCGGTGGTGGAAAAGGGCATGTTACGCTCCTGCTTGGATCGGGGTCATGGGGACGACGGCGGCGGACGTGAAGACCTTCTCCGCGCCGAGAAGGATTTGCCGGTTGATGGCTTCGCAGAACATGCCCGCCGCGTCCTGGATCATCATCGGGCCGAACGGGATCAACCGCCCCGTGCCGCGCTCGGTGACGACGACCTGATGCAGAATGACCGCCGGCTTGTCCTTGGTCATTCGTTCGGCGATCTCGCCGGGAATCGGTGCGCCGTTGCGCTCTTGCTCTATTTGAGCGTCGAACTGCTTGCGGAGGCGGCGTTTTTCGCGGGATGTCATGCTGCGTTCTTTGCTCGCTATGTTGAGGGCGCCCGGCCGGTCAAGGCCGGGACGCGCCCCGTGGTTACGCCGTTACGCGGACGCCCAACTCCGGGTAGAAGCAGGCGACGCCGTAAAGAATGTCGATACGGGCCGGAGTGACATCGTTGAAGATGTCGAACGCCCGCACGATCCGCATCGAAATGTTCCGGTGCATTTCCCGCGCCACGAAGTCCACGCCGTTCGGGAGTTCCATCGGCACCGTCACGAGGCCGAAGCAGTCCTTCGTGAACGCCACGTTCTGGAAATACGAGGTGTTCGCCGCGCCCTTGACCGTGATCGAGGCGCCGTTGGCGGGCGCTGCGGAAACGGTCTGATAAGCACCGCTCGTAGTGATCGCCGGATAGATGCCGATGGCAGCGTTGCCGCCCGCATCCGAAGTCACCGCCGAAGTCACCAGGAAGTTTTGCAGCGCGCCGGTGGACTGCCGGTTCTTCGGGTTGATCGCGTAAACGCCCGTGATGGTGAAGATGTCGCCAAGGGCCAACAGGCCGGACACGGAGGCGGTCCACCCGTTCGTCACCAGAACGCCGCCGGTTTGGCCGGCGCCGTTGACGACCGGCGTTCCGCTCCAGTTGCCGACAGTCTGCGCCTGGACGTTCTGGTCCATGAATATTTCGAAGTTGGCGATGTTCGCCAGGAAGCCCTTGAACGCGGGTTCAGAAACATTCTGAACGTAGTAGCCGATCAGGCCCTTTGCCATTGCCCAATACGATTTCGGGGAGAGCACCAGCACGCGGCTTTCCTGCGGCACCGCGCCTTCGTCCATCCTTTGGCCGACATCGGCCAGGTCAGCGAACGCAGACGGAGCGGTGCCCGGCGTGCCGGTCTGGTTGAACAACTGGCTGAACAGGCCGAGGACCGTATAGTCCACGTCGTTCGCGAGTTCCTCAGCCGCCGGCTTGCAATACCGTTCGGAAAAGTCCTCGATGGTCAGCGTGAGTTCCTGGCACGAAAACTGCCAATCGACGTGCGCCTGCTGAGACACCGTGATTGAGGTGGACGGCTCGGTGATGTCCTGGATTTGCAGCGCGGGGCCGCGCGTCACCTTGAAGCGAACCGGCTTGCGGACGGTCAGCGTGGTGCCGATCTTGACGAACTGGTTTTCGAACTGTCTGTTGACCTTGCCGGCGGCGACAAGGTTGTTGCTCAGAATGGCGAGCGTTTCCTTCGTGATGAGCGAAGGGGTAAGCAGGGCGTTGGTTGCCATGTCAGGCTCCTGTGCGCCCCGCAATCGGAGCGACTATTGGGTTGTTGCGGTCATCGGTTGGTTCCTTCGGTCCCGAGATGCGCCTCGGTGCGTGCCCGGCCGTGCCGGTGGTAGTCGGTAGTCGGTAGTCATCCCGGAATTACCCGTCCGGTCGGGCCGCTCTGGCGGTCAGTGGCGAGTCGCTTGAATGAACGGCTTGCGCTGCGCGGCAATCCGCGCGGAAACCCGAGCTTCGACTTCCGCCATCGTTTCTTCCCGATCGGACGTATCGGCGGCGTTGCTGCCGGTCTCGATCGGTTGCAGCGGCTTCGGGCGAGGCGCACGGGCCGGGGTTGCGGCCAGTTTCGCGGACAGCGCGCCGATCTCGAAAATCTGCTGCGTCCGGCTTGGCAGCGCCGCGATGCGCTTGGATTCGTCCAAATTCTTGCCCAGGTAATACGCAATATCGGTGCCGTTCGGCGCAGTCACGATCGTTTTTGCCATATCGTCCGATATCACCAGCTTATCGGCCTCGGTCACTTCAACGTAGTCCGGATACCGCTCAATCGCCGCGGTCCTCTTTTCGGTCCAGGTCGCGACGACCTTGGCAATTTCGGCATCTTGCGCGGCCTTCGCGGCTTCGGCTTCCGCGGCTTTCGCAGCCTCCTTGACGGCGGTTTCCGCGGCGACGCGATCCGCCTCGATCTTCGCGGCGGCCTTGCGCTCGGACCACGCCTCCAGCGCGGAGTCGTAAGCGTCGGGATCATCGAACGCGTCGCGTGCCGGACGCGGATCGGCGGCCGGCGGCTCCGGTGCCTCCGGCGGGGCTTCGGCGGCCTTGGCTTCGATCTCCGCCTTGATCCGGGCGAGTTCGGCGCGGGCGGCTTCGGCTTCGGCCTTCGCGTCGGCTGCGGCCTTCGCGGCTGCGGCGCTTGCGTCGGCAGCCTCTTTCTTTGCGGCCTCGGCCTCGGTGGCAAATCCGGCCTTCGCGGCGCGGGTCTGCTGCCGCATCCTGCCTACTTCGCGTTTATACCAGTACGGCGCGTTCTCCGGGAGGTCGGATAGGTCAATCGGCTCCTCGACCGGCTTGGCTTCAACCGGCTTGGCGTCCGGGTCCGTCACCTTGGCCGCACGAGCGGCGGCCTGCGCTTGCGGCGACATTTCCTCAGCAACGCCCCTGGCATGGTCTGCCGGGTCGTTTGACGCCGATGCAGGCGGCTTCTCAATGTCAGCCAGGGGCATATCGGAAACCGCCGATAGCGGGGGCGCTGATCGGGTCAGAATGTCCGGTCCTCGGGTTGCCACAGCCATGAACGGTAGCCTCGCAGGTTGTGACCGTTAATTAGACGGCATGGTTATGCGTTGTCAAGGGGTTGTTGGCGTTTCTTCACGTGACGCTTTAGGTTCAGCGTTTAACAAGCTGATAAGCCTGTCGATCTTTCCTTCCAGGCGTTCCATGGCCTCGGCCAGATCGGGCGTTGCGCCGACCGACAGCATGAGAGGCAAAGCGGATGCGGATTTCGGCTCGCGACTTTGCTTCGGTTCGGGCGCTGGTCCGGTCGCTGGTGCTGGCGCGGGGTCGTGGTCTTCGTGGTGGATGGGGGTCCAGTCCATTACACGACCCTCGCCGGCTTGCCGTCCGGCCCGAGCGTCCATTTCTGGCCGTTCGCAAAGGTCGTCGCTCGCCCCTGCTTGAGATGCTGCAACGCCACGGGCGGCGGTTCGTTCGGTTCCGGCGCCTCGGCCGGCGCGGCAGTCTCATTGCCCGGCGGCTTCTGTCCATCGCCGCCGCCGGCTGTTTGTGGCGGATGCTCCAATTGCTGGATCAGGCCCGCGACGTTGGCGCCGAGTTCCTGAATTTGCGCGCCGATGTGAGTGTTGAAGTTCGCCGCGGCCTTTTCCTCCACCGCGGCCATTTTTGCCTCGGTGTCGGCCACCACCTTCAGAAGTTTTGCCTCAAAGTCCTTGTTCACCTTGTCAATATCGACCGCCCGATCCGCCCGCTTGTCCTGCAATTCCAGCATGGCGGCCTGGAGCTTCATGCCCAATTCCTTAACCTGCGCGTCCTGTTGCTGAAGGATGGCCTGAACCTGCGGCGGAACGTCCTTCATATCGGGCTGGAGCAACCCCGGCGGCAGCGTCTTGGCGAGGCGGGTGGCGATCTCTTCCGCGCCGGGCCAGTCTTGATTTTTGGCGATCAGATCAGCGATGAGCGCGCCCGTCTGCGGCAGCGCCTTGGCGAACGAGATCATGTTTTCGCTCGCCTCGATCCGTTTTGTCGCGAACGAAGGCCCGATCGTCACCGTCACGCCGTATTTCCCGAATTTCGGGTTGAACAGTTTGATCCGCTTTCCATCCGGCTTGCGCATTTCGCCGGTCGGCTTCGGCAGCGTCGGGTCAATCCTGATCTGCTCTTCCTTGTCGTCCTCACGCAAAATCGTCAATGTTCGCGCGGTGTCATAAACCAGGGGGATGGCCTCAACGAGGATTTCGCCCGTGCGGCGCAACGACCGCGCCAGGTTGTCGATGAAGTGGAACGATCCCATGTCGCCGGAGCGGCGCAACTCGCGGATCGCCTTGCCGCTTTCGTCTATCATCCGCTCGTTCATGGTGGCGTCGAATCGGATGCCGGTCGTCGCCTGCATGTCCTGAGCGGCGCCCTGAGCAGCGTTGACGACGCCGGCTGGAATGCCGGCAAATGGCTGGCGTTGCGGCGGCGGTATCGGGGTGCCGTTGACGCTGGTCCCCTTGTAGCTCAGATACGGCAGGGACCGCGTGTTGGCGGTTCTCCATTCGTCTTCGTGCCCTTCGAACTGACCTTCCTCGCCGATGAACGGCGCCTTGGGAGCAAGCGCGACCAGTTCGGTTTCGCCGGTTTTATGATAATTGTACATCCGCTGCGAATCTTTGGCGTGCCGCACGATGCCCGACAGAATGACCTTGCCCTCGATATCCTCTTCTTCTCCGACAACCCGGACAATCGGGATTGTAGAGCCGATCCAATCTGTTTCTTCCAGCACGTCTTTTGCGGTGATTTTATACCATTTTACCTTTGGAACGCGGCTTTCGCGCTCATCAATGACTTCGATTCTGCCGTCCGCGATGGCTTCGCGCACGGCGTCGTCAAGCTCGTCTTCCCATCCCTCGTGCCCGTTATCCAGGGCTACAAGCGTCCGCATCTTGTATTCGATCTCGAAATACTCGGCGATGCGGATTTCGTCCTTGCTGAGCCAGTTCTTCATCGGCTCGCCGATGGATGCCTTGTCGAACGGCATCGGGTCCGCGTCTGGGTATTTGTCAGTGAACTCGTCGCGCGGTATCATCGTGGAAATAAATCCCCACTTCGCGTCGGCGGCGGTCTGGTCATCCGCAGATGGGTCCATGTAGACAGTAAATGTGTTTCGGATGCGGCGGATTACTAGCTTCATGTTGCGACTGTCGGGGCTTTCGTATTCCGTGAGAATACGCCAGTAGCCCCATCCCATGCGGACTGCACTGTCAAAGCCGGTGTCGTAGGCTGTGTCAGCGCAGGAATCCCGCTCGATGAACCGGATCAAGCCGCGGTACATCTTGGCAACGTCAACGTCGCCGCGGTCTCCTGTCGGGGAAATCACGATGCCGGGGCGGTTCTGCCTCTGGTCGTTTGTGATCTGGTGAATGAAATTAGGCAGTCTGTTGATTGTCAAACACGGACGCTGATCGAGGTTCCGCTGCGCCACGATGCCGGCGGGCCATTGATATGGTGCTCCCGCGGCGAATTTCTTATCGTCCAGCCCCTCCTTGCGGTTGGCGGCTTCGGCCTCAACTGCCTTGTCGAACCGCTTCAGCGCGCGGTGCAGGAGCTTTTCCTTGCGCTCGGCTTCCTTGGCTTTCGCGCCCTTGGTCTTTCCGCCCTTGTCGTCGGCGGGCGCGGTCATCTTCGGGGCGATCTTGTTCATGGCGCTGTCGGTGCGCGGGAGGCGTACCTTGCCGTCGTCTTTCGGCTTGTCCGGGTCCTGAGCCATCTCAGGCGCGCCCCGAGCGGCCGAAGGATGCGGCCTGGATCAACTGGTCCAAGGCCGGCGCATAGCACTTGTTGCAGTCTTTTGCGGGAAATGCCGCGTGCATGCCCTGCGACGGCCACCAGAGGATTATCGTCGGGCCAACGGACTCCAGAAGCCGCGCCTCAATGCCACGCGGCAGCGGCGGATGAGGCGGGAGCGATGCCGGATCGGCTAAGGGAAGGTCGGTGACAAGGAAGGTCTCCGCCCGATGGCGCCGATGGCGCCGATCGAGAGCCTGATAGGCATGGAGCCATGCCTCGGGGTCGGTGTTCATCCGATTGCGCCTCCCGCCGCCGAAATCATGGCCGCCACCGCCTCGGGGATCGCCGTCTCCCGTTCCAGCAGCGGCACCGCGGCGTGCAGCCCTTGCGCGGGCCACCACACCACGATCTCGTCGTCACCGTGCAACCGCGCCTCGAACCCCTCAGGCATCGGCGGCAGCGCATCGGGGTCGATCAGCGGGAGGGTGCGGACATCGACAGCGGGCCGCGTTGATGGAATCGCGGCACCGGACGTGTCGATCAGGCCGGAAAGGGCTGTGGTGGCTTGCAAAGCAGTTCGCACGGACATCTCCGGGCGCGTGGCCCGTGGTAGCGTTGAGATGCCCGGCGCAGACGGCCAGCCGGTTGGCGTTGGGGTTAGTTTAGCATTACCGTTCCGGCAATGGTAGGGCTTTAGTCGTGCCGCGCCGGCTGAACAGCCAAAGCTTGTTCAATTAGACGACCCCGGTTTTTACACGCTGCCAACCGTTCGAGAGTTTGCAATGTTGGCGCCTGCGGTAAATGGACGAGAAGCGCGTATCCGCCTGCGTCTAGGCGGCGCGATAACACTGGATCTTCCTCTGTCACGAAAAAGCCTAATAGCCCTAAAGCACGATCTGTCTCAATATCTTGCAAAACCAGACCATTCATAGGGAACTCTCCATGCCAAAACGCTTCCACAACGGGCCATTCTGGATGAAGTTTATCGATGACCCCATCTGTCATCGCTCCCATGATTGCGGCGGCTATCAAGGCGGCTATCCATGCGCCCAGAATAAATCCGCCACCCGGGCTGCTTATGAATTTCTGCACAACGCTCATAGTCTCGCGCATCGCACCACCAGCCCGATATCCTGCGT